AAGATGTTACCTAACGTGCCTCTTCGACAACATGAGTTTGACGCTCTTGTCAGCTTTTGCTTTAATTTGGGTCTTGGATGCTTTCAGCGTTCAACCATCCGTCAAGCGTTGCTTCGTGGAGATAAAGAAGCGGCTATGGAATCGCTAGTTAAGTATTGCAAAGCTGGTGGTAAAATATTAAAAGGCTTACAAAACAGAAGATTAGATGAAAGACAACTATTTCTTGGTGTATAATAAGTAATCTCAACACTAGAGACTACTATGAAAATTTTAATGATTGATATAGAAGTATCCCCAAATACAGCTCATGTATGGGGAATCTATGACCAGAACATATCTATTAACCAGCTTCTAGAATCATCCTATACGCTTTGTTATGCAGCTAAATGGTATGGTGAATCAAAGATTATGTTTGACTCTATACAAAAGTCTGGCAAGCAAAAGATGTTGCAATCAGTACATAAGTTACTAGATGAAGCTGATGCAGTCGTTCATTATAATGGCTCTAGGTTTGATATACCAATCCTACAGAAAGAGTTTTTATTGCAAGGTATGCCACCTCCAGCACCTGCAAAACAAATAGATTTATTACAAGTAGCAAGAAGACAATTTAGATTTGTTTCTAATAAACTAGACTATGTTTCACAAGCTTTAGGTTTAGGTAGTAAGACAGAACATGAAGGTCATACATTGTGGGTTAAGTGTATGAATAATGATCGTAAAGCATGGAAAACTATGGAAGAATACAACAAGAATGACGTTATTCTTTTAGAGAAGGTTTATGACAAGTTTAAATCATGGATAAAATCACATCCTAACCATAATGCGTATTCCGCAAAAACTGTATGTCCAAATTGCGGATCTAGCAAATTACATTCTCGTGGTACTCAAGTTAGTTTATCTAAAGTTTATCAACGCTTTCAATGTCAAGGATGCGGCTCATGGAGCAGGTCAGTGAAGTCTCAAAAGTTAGAAAAAGAATCGGTTATCAGCATATAAGGAAAATTATGAACATTCAACAATTATGTGAGCATATGGTTGGAAAACAGATCGTAGAAGCAGAAGCTTACTACGGTGAAGACGTGCTTATTATAATGTTAGATGACGGAAGCCACATCGAGATCAGTGGTGATGGGCTTTCCGTTTATTCAGAAGTGCCAGAACTAGACGATTAGTCGTCTACCATTTCTAGTCTTTGTAGTTGTGCAGTAATCTCTGGTGGATTAATTGCCTCTTCATCTTTCATCACTTCGATTAGCTTATCTTTGTACCATTCTGATTTAGCTAAATCTTCTTCTGGTCTACCTTTAAAAGGATATCTTAAATCATATTTAAGTTTAGAACCTTTTAAATAACCAATAAACTCTTCTTTAGTTAAACGACTAGCAATAATATCTATTGCCTCTATACCACCTACCAAGTAATGCTTTGGATGATTTACATTATCCATTATATTCCCCTTTTAAAATTTACCTCTAATGTATTTTAAGATACCGTAATTATAACCACGCATTGTGCATTCTATCAAGGTGTAATCATACAACAACTCATCAATACGCCTTCTATTCCAAGCACTGTGGAATTCTATAAGAAATACTATTGGTTGTATAGTTAAGTTTTCCAATATTTCTATTTCTGCACCTTCTGTATCTATCTTCATAATATCGCATTCTGGTAGATGTTTAGCAGACATAACCTTAACCATTTCACCTTCTGGTCTTTGCTCTTCACCTTCATAAAGACTAGCTTCACCACAGTTATGTAATCCATAATACATCATACGTTCACCATCTTCTTTCCCAATGGCAAAGTTTCTAACAGCTATATCAGTTCCTTCTATATTTTGTCTTAATAGATTATAGTTTTCTTTTATAGGCTCATAGCAATCTATCTTTGGATTATCAAAGTATTCATGTGCCCATACTGCAAAGCCACCTACATTAGCACCAATGTCTATGATATAAGGATTTTTACCCATATCTCCTATAGCATACTCACCTTGAAATATCTTACCTACATGGCTAATCATGTTATTTGGAATAATCATACAAGCCTTCCACTATATTGATAAGTTCCTGTATGGACTAATTGTGTCCAAGCAGCACCATGAACCTTTAAACCATTGTCACGAGCTAGTTTACAGAAATGATAATCTTCTGATAGTAAATGATTATTCTCATCTATGCTTGTAGCAAAGTATTCTGTAATCTTATCACCAAGATCAGAGTTGTCATTAGTATCATTCATGTTGTGTGTATATGATGGACATTTGTCTTTTAATGTGTTGAATACTTCACGTTTAATCAACATAAATCCTGTGCCACCATGTTTAACCTCAAAAGGCTTATCTGTAGGAACTAGATCTGTTTCATTTACAAGATTAACTACATACTCACCTGTAAAGTATTTTAGTTGATGCTCTGGAACTTTCTTATCAATAGCAAACTTAACACCAGCCCAATTAATTTCTTTTTTAGGATATACTCCACAAATAATATCTACATCAGCATCAAGCATTTTAAAGAAGTGTTCTGGTTCAAAACTAATATCAGCATCTATAAACATCATGTGAGATGCGTCACCTTTTAAAAAGTCATTTACTAATGTATTGCGACCACGAGTAATAAGTGATTCGTTATAAAGAAATGAGAAGTATGCGTCTATATCTTTAGAGATAAGCCATGCTTGTAGTTTTAACATAGATTCTAGATATGTGCCATAACATAGCCCTCCGTACATTGGTGTTGCTATAAATAAACTAGGCTTCATATTTTACTCCATGTAATTGTTCTATAATTCTTGCAAACTGTATCATTCTATCTATTGTCATTGGCTCATATCTTGTTGGAAATACTTTGCTATAAGCATCAATTATTTGTTCTTGTGTGAGTGGTTTATAGTCCACTATTTGCCTCCGTTAATTTTTTACTATCGTATTTTTTAACATTCGTGACTTTAACTATATTCTTGGTATCTGGTATAAGTGGAGTGATTGTAACGTTATGTAATTTATTCTTGAGGTCTTTAAACCATGACATTTCTTTAGGTTCTGATGTCATTAAACCAGACCATACTAACGTTCCATTACTGTCAAATTCTTCTACAAGCCAAGCTATAGGTTTATTCACAGAATATTAACCTCCCTATTTTAGTGTTACAGTTTTTCCATCCTTGTGGAGTAGATATACTATCATCATAAAAATGTAACTTTTTCCCAATAGGGTTATGATACTTGTTAAAATGAATTACGTCTACTGCTAAAGATTTAATTTGTAAATATCTTTTTTGATCTACCTCTTCATGATTAGCGTCTGTTATACCTTGAAATTGACCATTAGCATATACAACCTCACATGAATCTTTGCCATATCCTGCTTTAATTCTATTACGAATAACGTTAAACACTGCAATAATTTCTTGCTGTGTTCCAGCCTCATGATAAGCAGCATGAGCATAACATGTCATATTTAAATCAAGTGTATTTATATCCATCATGATACATAAAATCCTGCAACAAGTGGGTAGATAATTTTAGCACCAACTTTGTTAATAACGAATGCTCTAACTTTATCTTTGTGAGTTCCTGCTAATTCACAACATAAATTATAAACATCATTGTCATCAAATAACCATTGAATAGCTTCTATCTTTGTTCTGTTAGCAATAGTATCCTTACTTGTTTGGCTTCTGCTACTGCCTTCTGTAAGTGTTTTTTTGCGTTTTGGTGGTACATATATAGCATCTTCTATAGCTTGGTTTAGCATAGAAATCAATAGCTTACCTTCAGGTGTGAATGCTAATTCACTTTTATTATCAAAATCTATAATCTCTTCCATAGTCTCTCCTTATTTTCATTAGGGCATTATAATTATTTTATATTTGACTTTCCCTGTAAAAACTATACTATATTAGATACAGGCAAATTGCTTGGATTTATTAAGGACATAATTATGTGGACAAAACCAGCTGTTACAGAAATGAGATTTGGCTTTGAAGTTACAATGTATGTAATGAATAAGTAATCCAAGAGAGGGTGTTCCTAGAAAGGAACATCCTCATCTTCTTTAGAAGCAGGCTTAACATCGCCTTCTTTTACCTGAACTGAACCAGAAATAAACTTACCATTCTTACCTTCTCTGATCCAACCAGATAATCTAAACTCTACACCTTCAGAATTTAAAGTGCCAGTATAATCTGGACGCTTTGGATTATCACCCTTATCGTTTTTAAATAACGTAAAAGTATTTGTGTTATCGTACTGTGCCATTATGCAATTCTCCTTTTCATGTAAACACGTTGAACAACTGATCCCCTAAAAGCATCTGGGTTTTCTTTTATTAACTCTAATACAACTTCATCAAGCTTATCGATAAATACGTTCTGTCTTCTTTCTGGTAACTCTAAAAACAAATCAGCACGCATACCACTCCAACAAGCTTTGATTCTTTCTCTCTGTTCCGTAGTCAAGAAACTCATTTGATCTCCTTTAATTTATTAATTACATCATCTACTTCATCCAAGAATTTTTTTACTTCATCTTCTAATTCTTGTTGATAGTCAGGGTCTGCTTCCACACGCTTTACGAACAACTGTAAATTCTCTGGAAACATTGGGTTATAACTTACAAAATCACACCACTTACGACCTGTAACTAAAAGCTGAAATTGAACTTGCGGTATGTACTTACTTGGAATATCTTGTGTCATTAATGTTTCTGTATGCGTACTTCCCATAGGACATTTAATCTCAAGAATACCATCTTCACCCACCATACCATCTGGGCTAGCACCAGCTTCTAAAGTAGGATGTTTAATAAACCCTACTTCTTCCACTTCCCCGAATTGTTGCACATATCTTTCCCTTGCATAGAATTCTCTATCAATTCCATCTTGCATTGCTTGGTTAATATATGTTTCTTGCCTTTCACCTGTAAGTCTTTCACTTACTAGCTGAATCTTGTAATTACGTCTAGATGCAGATTCACCAGACTTAATCTTTGCTAATACATCAGCTACACGGCTGGCTGTTACTTTGCCTAGCCGTGCCTGAAACCACTCTTCGCTACGTTGTTCCATTAGATAAAGTCCTCTGCTTTAGTATCTTTCATTTTAATAACAGCACCAGCACTAGCATCTACCACGTCAGATTCTACAATCTCAAAAGCATTTACCCATAGATATCTGCGAATATATGTCAAAACTGCACCAAGATTTTGTACGTCATGACAGCCTTTTAATGCTGCTGTTGACATTGGACATTTAAACTCAATAAACTGATTAGAGTCATCAATGTCAGCAATAGTAAGAATTGCTATGTCTGTATAGAATGTAATATGACCGCAAATACCTACATCATTACAAATCTTTTGAATAGTAGGTAAGAAATCACCTAACTCAAAATATTTATATCCAGCAAATTTATTGTGACCAGATTTAGTTAAATGTGTATCTTGTAACTTTAATCTAGCTTGCATTAGTTTTTTGTGTACACTCATCGTTTTCTCCTTGTTGTTGTCTATTATTTCCTTCTCCATCATTACTTGATCGTGAAACATTTGTTGATCCATAACGTCTCTCCCATTCGTCATTTGACTTTCTAAACTCATCTGTCATATCTTTTAATATATCTGATATTCTTCTTAAGCCGTCCATCTTATTACTCCGTAAATAATTACGAAGAGGCATACTATCACAATAAAAACATTTTGTGTAAACTTTTCTTCTTCGTAAGCATTGTCATGTTTATAGTCAACTCCATAACGTTCTTTATAACTTCTAGGAGTTTTAAAGTCCCATTGGTTATAATATGTATGGTGTTTATCTCTATCCCATCCAAATTTCATATTGATCTCCTTTCAACGAAAGTCATTCTACTCCCATTTAAATTATTGTCAAGAAGTTTTTAAAAATAATTAGTTGACAAGATTTATTATCAATGTTATAGTTCGGCTTCATTCAACTAAAGGAGAGTACTATGACGTTTACAGAAGCACTATCACACTTTAATAACTCAAGACGTAAGATGGCTTATGCACTAGACATTTCTATTCAAGCCGTACAGATTTGGTCTAAAACACCAGATAAACCTATTCCAAATAAACGTGCAGAGCAGATACAAGAGATTCTTGTGAGACGCAATGCAAGCGTATAGATTTATTGTTCTAGATGAGTTTGGCGAACCATTAAGACGGTTTGCTACTAGACGAGAAGCTAAATGGTTTATGGAAAATAGACCAGAATTTAAACTAAACATTATACCACAAAAGAAGGAAGTTGTGGATATGATTAAACTATACGGGGAGTGTTTATTTTGAGAATTAAGAATTGGGAAAGGTTTCAGCACTATACTCCCATGAACCCAAGATTTCAGAAAAAAATGACTTGGTTCAAGGTTTATGGTGATGATTTACTGAACGATCCTGAATTTATGAATCTTTCAGATGAGTGTCAAGCAATGCTAGCAAAGTGCTGGTGTCTTGCTAGCAGAAGAAATGGTGAACTACCAGACATAGATGGTATAGCTTTTGCCTTGAGAAAGGATAAATCCTTTGTAATCAAGACTTTAAGTAAGTTATCAGCATGGGTGCTAGCAGACGGCTATCAGCTTGCTAGCATAGAAAAAGAAGAAGAAAAAGAAAAAGAAATATCTATCGTTCATTTTGATACATTTTGGAGTTTGTATCCAAAGAAAGTTGCTAAAGATTTATGTCTTCAAAAATGGAAGTCGAAGAAATTGGATAAGATAGGTGAGCAAATTATTAAGCATGTAAAAGCAATGAAAGAAACAAAGCAGTGGAAAGAAAACGATGGTCAATTTATTCCTATGCCATTAACTTACATCAACCAAAAAAGATGGGAAACAGAGCAAGAAACTAAAAGAAGTATTTGGGATGGTGCAAAATGAATTTAGGTGATGTGATTGAATCGTTGACTATAGATAAAAAAGTTATTAACGAATATTATGAAAGAGAGTTTCAAAATGCGGAATTTAAAATTAAGAGTACGGATAGTTTTACTGAAGATGTCGTTAAATATTTTAATGATGAAATGCACTCTGGCAAATCTTTGGGTTTCATTAAAACGGAAGAAGATTTCAGGATAAGACCAGCTGAACTAACTGTGCTCACAGGAGTATCTGGACACGGTAAAAGTATGTGGTTATCTCAAGTCATATTATCTTTAATGACTCAAGATACTAAATGCTTGATATCGTCACTCGAGATGAGACCTGTGCTTACACTAGCACGAATGATTCAGCAAACTTTAAAGACTACTGATCCTACAGATGACTTTATCAGAAAGTTTTGTGAACGTGCAAAAGATAAATTATATATTTACGATCAGACAGGTTCTACTACGTCACAAGATATGATTGCTACGATTCACTATGGCAAACATGTTTTAGGCTGCGATGTGTTTGTGATTGACTCACTCATGAAGATGTCAGATATCTCTGAAGACAATTACGAGAAACAGAAATTGTTTTTAGATACTCTAGCGACAACGTGTAGAGATACGCAGACCCATGTTTTTTTAGTGGCACACACTCGTAAGATGTCAGACGAGAAAGAGGTTCCAGATGCTACACACATTTTAGGATCAAGCCATATTCGCAATTTATGCGATAACATAATTTGTGTTTACAGGAACAAAGAAAAAGAAAGTGAAATTGAAAGTGGAAAGATCACTGAAGATGAAGCTAGAAAAAAACCTGATTGTGTTGTATTATTACAAAAGCAGAGAAACTATCCTGTAGAGGGTAAGTGGTATTTCTGGTTTGACAAAAAAGGTTTGAGATACAAAGAAAGTCCATAACCAAAAGGAGAGAGAAATGACGCACTATCAAATTAGAAAACAATGGAGAATTAAACTTCATGCTAAACGATGTAAAGATAATGACCAATCTACTGAACGATACAAACGTGATGCTAAAGTTTTAAATAGATGTATGAGTATTTATAAAATAGAAGGCACAAGAGCAACATGGGGACAATAAATGACTTTATAAAACAGTGCAAAGAATTATTTGGAGATGACATTGTTTATAAAGCCACGTCTAAAGAAGGTGTAACGTTTAAATCTAAAGGATGGAGAGATAGTTATGATTCGGTTCGTTTTAACGAAGTACAACCTAGAGAATTTCTTGGAAAAGATTAAGTCATTAGACTTATCTAAACGATGGAGAGTAAATGTGACTGAAGAAAAAGCAGTGCGTAGTCTAGAGCAGAATGAAAGGCTTTGGTCTCTATACGGGTCAATTGCTAATTACATTGGTGAGGACGCACAAACTGTTCATGAGTTGATGGGATATAAATTCTTACGTTATCAAACAGAGATTGCAGGTAATCCTGTTGAACTTATTAAGTCAACCACAAAACTTAACACAAAAGAGATGACAGAGTATCAAGAGAATTGTGAACGTTGGGCATCTAGTCTTGGTTGGAGTTGGGAACTTTGAACTATCGAAATAAGAAACTTCTTGAAGCAGTTAGAGAGTTTCCTTGTGCTATGTGTGGCATACAAGATGGCACAGTAGTCGCTGCTCACTCTAATCAACAAAGAGATGGCAAAGGCACAGGTATCAAGGCTCATGACTATCGCATAGCTAGCCTATGTTATAGATGTCATGATATGATAGACAATCACAAAGATTTAGATAAACACGAAAGAGTAGAAGCATGGGAATCTGCTCATCGTAAAACTATTGGTTGGTTATTTGAAAGAGAGATAATAAAATAATGGCATCTACAAACGGAATCACAGGTGATTCTTTAGTTAATAAACCTAACTCAAAAGAATACGAAGAAAACTATGACAAGATATTTGGTAAAAAGGATAAAACACAAGACCCTATTACAAAACCATTTCCACATAATATTTTAAGACAATCTCGCATAGATGTCATTGGTCAGAATGGCAATGACGGAGATCATTACGAATATGAATTAAACAAATCAACAGGTGAAGTAGAAAAGCGTTTTAAAGAAGGCTTTGAAAAACCTAATGGAGATCAATTTGGCGACTAGCCCTACGCAGTTAAGCCTAAAGAAGTTAAGAGACGAAGGATACCTTGTTGCAATCACTGAACGATGGAATGCTTTTGCAAAGATAAGGCAAGACATGTTTGGCTTTATAGATTTGCTTGCAATTAAGGATGGTGAAATACTAGCAGTCCAGACTACCTCTGCTAGCAATATGTCAGCAAGGGCTAATAAGATTGCAGACAGTGAGCATGTAGGAACGGTTCGTAAATCAGGAATGAAAATACATATACACGGATGGATTAAGAATGGAAGAAAGTGGGAATGTAAGGTAATGGACGTATCATGAAACCTCATCAAAGACAATACGAAGTAGAAGGAAAAGCAGTTGACATAGAAACATTAAGAAATCTTATTATCAATCTTATAGACGATAATCCTTTAACTATTCCAGAAATTGCTAGTCAATTAAAAGCAAACGCTAGAAAGGTTCAAGGCATTGTTTATAACTTACACTCACAAGGTGTCATTAGTGCTGATGAGTCTAATAAGTTTCATCTCTATTGGAAAACTAAAGTGCCAATGTTGCAAGAGATATTTCATCCTATGCCAGACTTTAGTGGTCGCATAAAGAGTATTTATATTCACACAGAAGAGGAAGCTAATGCACACGGACAGACTTAAGCAGATTTTAGATGATTGGGCTTTATGGATGCAAGCACCAAGCACAAAGCTTGGATACCCTAGCAAGTCTTTAGGCATGGTATCTGGAGGCGAGTCAACCTCTGATGCTTTCGAGGATATGGTGTCAGACATGGACATGGAAAATGTCAGGACGATAGATGCGATCATTCATAGCTTGCCTCAAGATCAAAAAGAAGCTGTCTATGCTAGATACCTCAAGACTACTAAATACGATGATTATGAGTATCAATTAGGGCTTGCTTTTGATAACATGCTAACTATGGCTTCAAGGCGTATTGTCGCTTGACAGAGCACTATCACTTATGATATAATTCAGGCGTTGGGATAGGTGCGTCTATCGTTTCTGTCTCAACCTCTCCCGTAGTCTCCTTCAAGTCCCTCTTCGTGAGGGATTTTTTTTGGATTAAATATGAAAAAACCTACCACAAAGAAAGCTAAACTTGCCAAAGTAGGCAAGGTAATGAGTGAGTTTAAAAAAGGCACACTCCATTCAGGTAAGAGCGGTAATATTGTCAAGTCCACAAAGCAAGGAATTGCAATCGCTTTATCAGAAGCAGGAATGTCTAAAAAGAAGAAAAAGTAATTTCAAAAGTTTTCAACGATCATCGGAAAAATTGCCCGAAAAATCATATTTTGGTTGGTGAAGGTTCAAAAACGAATTTGTAATATCCTGTGGTATTGAGAATGAGAATCATTCTCATTAAGAATTTAGGCAATGCTTGCCCCTTAACCAGTGACAATTTTTCAAAAAATAGGTTATCGATAAGCAATAAAAGCCCCTTGTAATTAAATACAATTTTAAAAAGCCCCATAAAGCGGCTATAAAGCATTATTTATTAATTCATAGTGTTACACCTTAAGAAAAGATAAAAGGGGCTAAAAAGCCCCTTAAAATCGATTTAAACAGTATTAAATAGCTAAAATAGGGATTGTTTTTACAATAAACCCGTTATCCTCTTTTTTGGCCTTGCCTTTAGCATATAATCCTAAAATAGTATTTTTAGGGGTTAAAAATGTTAAGTCCGATTCATCCCCGTTTAATACTTGCCTATTAAGATAATAGGCTGGCAAGTTTTGATCGGAAAAGACAACGGCAATTCTCATTTTGTTTTTAATAGCTATTTCATTAAAGCGATGAAATTCTGATTTATTTGAATAGCTAAAGGTTAAGTCATAATTTTTTGGCAATTCTTTTCTATTTGGATTTTTTGTATAGTCATAGAATTGAATATCAGGGAATAATTCAAAAATAGTGACGCTGCGGACTTTATTATTCATAAATTCATAATCGAATTTAATATTTTCGAATTCAATGTCGCTAGTACCGTTTAAACGTATAACGGGAATTAAACCCTTTTTAATAGCTGTTTTTTGCAAGCAATCGATCTCAATAGCAAGCTTATTCATAAATGCATTGATATCATTATTGAATAATGCCGTACGATTAAGGCGGGCTTTTTGTACATTGTTAAAAATGCCCCTGCCTGCGGTATAAAGGCAAGCTTTTTCGCAGCCTGCAGCTTTTGCAAAAGGGCATAAGTTTTTGCCGCCTAAAGTATACGGGGCTAAATACATAATTCCCGTTAAGTACCCTTTTTCAAGCCCTTTAATTGTTTTTGTATCGTGATTAATAGATAATAGTCTCATTTTATAACCCTTTTTATAATTGTAATTGTTAAGGCTAAATATAGCCCTTATGCTTACTTAATAAAATAAGCATAAAGATATATTTAAATAGGCTTACCGCCTAAAGCTTGCTTTATTATTTGATTAGCTAGTTTTTTTGTATTACAAAAGAAATAACGTTGATTTATAAGCCCGCTGTCTTTATATTTGAATAATTCATTCATAAACAGCATTAAGCCCTGATTATCAAAACGGGCTATTTTCTTTTCTTTAAAATCGATAATATACATATTTAAGCCCCTTTAGGTAAATTCATGCCTATTTTGGCATTTTCGTCTTTTGCAAAATCAACGGCAAATTGTACAAGCTCACTAGCTGCCTTTTCGCTAGGGGCATAATAATAAATGCAATTCATTATTGACGATAAAATGCCCGCTAACATGGCATGATCGGGATTTTGATCTATTAAAGACAGTTTTTCAAGGGCATCAAGCCCCGCATTGTAACCGCTATCGAAATTTTGATTAATCATTTTAAGCCCCTTTAAAATATTAAGAATAAAAGAATCCAGCTATAAAAGCTTATAAAGAAAAAAGCAAGTATTAAAAAATCTTTAATAATAGTCATTGTTATTGATCCTCTAAATTGATTGATGAATAATCCCCATGCTTACTAGCTAGCATATTGTTATAGTCCGCTAATTCATCATCATATAAGAATTGATCATCGGACTTATCGGATATTGTAATTATCTCAAATCGTTTTACATTGTCAATACTATTTAAAGCCTTGATAAGTTTATTCATGATTAATATGCCCCTTGTTTATATTGATCAGGTGCGACACTATCCCATATTTGAAAATTATGGTCATATGTCATTGCTAGCTGCCTTAAATTATGCTTTTCATTAATGCCTTTCATATAGGCTTGATGATCATCGCTATAGCTATAATGCCAATCATGATTCTCTAATGCTTTTATGTACTCTTTTAATCCTTGCATGGTATTCATATTAATCCTTTATATTGTTAAGTTTATATAGTGTATTACAGTGTTATAAATTGTCAATCTTTAATTAATCGTACTTAAAAAAGGGGATTTATAATTTATCCCTAATGTATAACGATTGTATGATCTTATCTTACTTGATTTATTTGTATGCTTTTCTATGAATTTAAACTTAATACCTTTAGAATCTAATGTCTTTAGATATAAGCCTAGGTCACAATCTTCTTCAAGATAGGCATTAAGTCCGTTTTTATGTATATATGAATAAGTACTGATCTTATCCAGTATATTAAGCTTTAATAGCTCTTTTATGGTTACTTTAGCCCATCCATGAGAAGGATCGGTGTATATAATGATTGATTTCATGATTTCCCCTTGTCAATTAATAAATGTTACATGCTCATATTGTATAAAGACTATTACATTGTCAATAAGTAAATTGTAACAAATTGTAACAGTGATAAGAGGCTAGCAAGATCCATGCCAATATAGGCAATAAATAATAAATAAATAGATTGACAATATAATTAATTTAAGGTAATAAAATGAGCGATAATGATAATCATTCTCAAGTAATAGAGGCTGCGATCGATAACCCTATTGACACGATAGAAGAAGGCGGGAAAGTAGGACGACCCCCGCACCTTCCAAATGCGGACACCCGAAATAGAGTTTACATGTTATCTACAGTAGGCACACGCCATGAAGATATCGCATCCGTACTATCCATCTCACATGACACACTTGTCAAGTACTATAAGGAAGAGCTTGACAAAGGACGTATTGAGGCTAACGCATCTGTAGCAGAGACTTTATTTAAACAAGCTAAAGAAGGCAACACAACAGCTATGATCTTCTGGCTTAAGTCTCGTGCACGTTGGAAAGAATCTACACAGCATGAGATTAGTGGCAATCCAGATGGCTCTCCTGTAGAAGTAAAAATCATTACAGGTATAGAATAAATAAACAGATAAATCTATTTATATAGAGTAGCCACCCCCCTTTTTTTTATAGAATACTTTTTTCAACCTTTTTTAAAACGCCAGTACCCAAATTTTTTATAGGATATTATTATGGGATTATTAGAATTATTAAAATCTAAATCACCAGAGGCAGCTGCTGCAGTACAATCTGCATATAGCCAACTCACCCCTGCTGAAATGGAAGCACTCAAATTTGAAGAAATGAAAAGACAATTGGATGAGTTCTCTAGACAAAACGCATTCCAATCTAACCCACAAGCTGTGTCTTATTACCAACAAACAAATCCAATGGGCAATACAATGACTAACGTAGCACCTATGGGTGGTGGCTTATCTGTGCAAAATACACAAGCACCTATGGATATCGGTACTTTATTAAGATACTTGGGATACAGATAATGAAAGGTCTATACGCTAACATACACGCTAAACGTAAACGTATCGCAGAAGGTTCTGGCGAGAAGATGCGTAAGGTAGGTAGTAAAGGTGCACCCACTGCAAAACAATTTAAACAATCAGCAAAGACAGCAAAGAAAGGTAAATAATCATGCCAATGGTCGGAAAGAAGAAATTTGCTTACACAGAAAAAGGTAAGAAAGAAGCTAAAGAATACGCTAAAAAAGCGGGTAAAAAAGTAGTTGCAAAACCTAAAAAGAAATGATTAAAAAAGGTAAAGAAACATTCTCTGGTTTTAACAAGCCAAAGAAGACACCTAATCACCCAACAAAGTCACACGCTGTATTAGCTAAAGAAGGTGACAAAGAAAAACTTATACGCTTTGGACAAAAGGGTGTAAGTGGTGATAAAACAGATACAGCAAGAGCCAAGTCTTTTAAAGCTAGGCACGCTAAAAACATAGCAAAAGGAAAGATGTCTGCCGCATATTGGGCTAACAAAGTAAAGTGGTAATTTATTAACTAGGAGGCGATGACCCTATATGGAGTCGCAAAAAACTTTAGATACTGGATACAGACCCCGTGTCCCGCAAAAACTAATACACAACGCTGTTAAAGATAACAGATTCGTAGTAGTAGTAGCCCACAGACGTATGGGTAAAACTGTATCAGCCATTAACCAACTTATACATAGTGCACTTACATGTGATAAGAAAGACCCTAGATACGCATATGTAGCTCCTACATATAACCAATCTAAACGTATCGCATGGGACTATCTAGTAAACTATACTAGACCTCTAGGTGCTAAAGTAAACATCGCTGAACTTCGTGTAGACTTCATGGGTAGACGTATCTCACTTTATGGTGCAGATAACCCAGACTCACTTCGTGGTATCTATCTAGATGGTGCCGTCATAGACGAAGTAGGTAATATAAATCCATCTGTCTTCAGTGACATTATCCGCCCTGCACTTACAGACCGATTAGGTTTCTGTGTTGCAATGGGAACTCCCAAAGGCAACAATCACTTCAAGGGTTTAAGAGATCGTGCTGCTGAAGGACAAGGATGGAAATTATTAGAATTTAAATCTAGTGACACAAAGCTTTTAAATGAATCAGAATTATCAGCAGCCCGTGCAGAAATGGGTGAAGATAAATTTATGCAAGAGTTTGAATGTTCATTCAATGCTCCTGTAGAAGGTTCTTTCTACTCTAAACTTATAAATGAAATAGAAGAAAAAGCACACATCACAGACATACCTCGTGATGATTTATGTAGAAGTTATACCTCTTGGGACTTGGGTATATCTGATTCAACATCGATATGGGTAGCACAATTAACTGGTAAAGAAATAAGACTTATTGACTATATGGAAAATCATGGTCAAGGTCTAGACTATTATGTGTCATGGTTAAGAGATAACGACTATGCACACTTTACACACATACTTCCACATGACGTAGAAGTAAGAGAATTAGGCACTGGTAAATCTCGTAAGGAGACTTTAGAAGATGCAGGATTATCAATTGTTACTGCTCCTCGCCTTAATGTTATGGATGGCATACAAGCAGTTAGACGAATAATTCCAAGATGCTGGTTTGACCCTAAAACAAAACAAGGTTTAGATGCTCTTCGTAACTATCGTAGACACTATGATGAGAAAAGAGCTGTATTCCATGATAGACCATTACATGATTGGTCATCTCATGCTGCTGACTCATTTAGATACCTAGCAACAGGTTTGGATGAAAGTCCAGCTGAAGAATGGAATAGACCTATTAACGTAAACACTAAATGGATAGTTTAATGGATATTAACAAATTAAAAAGCATTGTCGAGTCTGAAATTGATGATTCTATTGGCTATGTCGAAACAGACACGGTTGCAGAACGTCAAGAAGCACTTGAATACTATCTTCGTGAGCCATATGGTAACGAAGTAGAAGGTAAATCACAAATTGTGACTGGTGAAGTCGCAGAAGTTGTAGACGGAGCATTGCCACAACTTATTCGTGTATTTACATCTACAGACGGTGTAGTTGAATTCCAACCTACAAACAATGGTGATGAACCTTTTGCACAACAAGCTACAGAATATTGTAACTGGGTATTCTACAGACAAAACGATGGCTTCTTAATTCTACATAACTGGTTTAAAGACGCACTTCTACAAAAGACTGGTATCGTAAAAGTTTCCAAAATGTTAAACGTGAACACGAAGTTAAGGTAAAACGCACTAAAAAAGAAGGTAAAGTGGTCGTAGAAAACGTTCCACCAGAAGAATTCTTAATTTCTAAACGTGCTGTAACTATACAAGACTCACCATTTGTAGCACATCGTAGAATGATGACTCGTTCAGAGTTAGTTGCTATGGGTTTTGACAAAGATTTAGTAGATTCACTAGAATCTGGTGATACTTTAGAGTTTAGTCCTGACAGAATTGCTCGTTATTCTCGTGGCGAACAACCAAATTCTATGGGTTCACAAGATCAATCTATGGAAGTGGTAGAAGTTTACGAATGCTACATCAAAGTTGACTACAATAATGACGGTATTGCAGAATTAAGACGCATTGTATACGCTTCTAATGAGATTTTAGAAGATAAAGAGTGTGATTATATTCCATTCCACTCACTTTGCCCAATTCCAATCCCACATAAATTCTACGGACAATCTTTAGCTGACCGTGCACTTGATTTACAGCTTATTAAATCAACTGTTTTACGTCAAATGCTAGACAACCTCTATTTAACTAACAATTATCGTGTTGGTGCAGTAGAAGGACAAGTAAATCTTGATGATTTATTGACATCTACAGCTGGTGGTGTCGTTAGAATGAAAAATCCTAACGCAATTGTACCATTAACTGTACAACCAACTACAGCAGGTTCATTCCCAATGCTTGAATACCTAGATGGCGTACAAGCTAGACGTACAGGTGTATCAGATTCACAAAATGGCATTGATCCTAACATCTTACAAAACGTAACAGCTGCTGCTGTATCAGCAATGTCACAAGCAAGTGCAGGAAAGCTTGAATTAATAGCCCGTATCTTTGCAGAAACAGGTGTTAAATCGCTTTTCAAAGGCATCTTGCAGTTACTATGCAAATATCAAGATAAAGAGCGTTTAGTGCGTATAAATGGCAAATTTGTACCATTTAATCCTCGTGAATGGAATGACCAATACAATGTATCTATTAACGTAGGTTTAGGTACTGGTACTCGTCAAGAACAATTAGCCACAATGCAAATGATTTTACAAAAACAAGAACAAATCATTCAAACATATGGCTTATCTAATCCATTAGTGAACTTAATGCAATATCGCAACACATTGGCGAAGTTTATTAACATGGCTGGATTTAAAGATGCTGCTCAATTCATGAATGAAATTACTCCAGAGCAAAATGAAATTCTTTCACAACCACAACCACCTAAACCAGACCCAAATACAGAGGCTGCTAAAGTGTTGGCTCAAGTTGAACGTGAAAAAGCAATGATAAAAGCTCAAACTGATGCTGCTAAACTTGAATTAGAACGTGAGCAAATGCAATTAGATAATGCTCGTAAGGCATTAGAACTTCAACAACAAGAACTAAAACAAAATACTGAATTAGCTCTTAAACAATTGAAGATTGAAGCTGATGCTGCTAACCAAGCAGAGCAAACTCGTGGTGCTAATACAAAATCAATCGTTGAAGCTTTAAATACAATTAATAATATGGCACAAGGAAATAACAATGTCCAATAGAGTAGACGCTTTAACAGGCATACTTAATGACGAACATTTTCAAGCTGTAAACTTATGTCTTACTTGGAATCAATCGCTAAAACTAGCGACATTAAAAGTAAAGCATGGAAGATATTTTAGACATTTCTAAAATGGGTTACCTCCCCTAGAGGATTATAGGAAAATAAAATGAGTGAAACAACCATGACCCCAGATAATGGGAGTGGCGAGCTTACAGTAGGACAAGCAGCCAATGCTTTTGAAAGTTTATTAGAACCACAAGAGGCACCAGCAGGTCAACCAGAAGGTGGGGAAGAAAAACCAGTAGAAGCAGAAGCTCAAGAAGCAGAGCCACAAGAAGAACCAACTGAAGAAGTTGAAGAAACTGAAGGTGATGCAGAAGAACAAGAAGAAACCGAAGTTGAAGAAGAGGAACTCCCCCAGACTTTTAAAGTAAAGGCGGCTGGTGAAGAAAAGGATGTCACCCTCGATGAATTAATTAAAGGTTATCAACTTGGTGCTGACTACACTAAAAAGACCACAGAAGTAGCTGAACAACGTAAGGCTGTTGAGGCTGAACGTCAAGCTATTCAGGAGGCAAAGCAAGTTCGAGATGCGTATGCTCAACGTTTGAATGCTATAGAAGAATTTATAGTATCTCAAACTCCTAATGAGGATTTAACATACCTCAAAGAAAACGACCCGATAGGCTATGCTGTTAAGGTTGCTGAACTTTCTGAAAAGAAAGAACAACTCGCTGCTATAAGAGCAGAGCAAGACAGAATTGCACAATTGCAACAATCTGAAAATGCTCGTGCCATGCAAGATAGAGTTGCACAGGAAGCAACAAAACTAGCACAGGTCTTACCAGAGTTTTCAGACCCAGCTAAAGGCGAAAACCTCCGTAACGAGATTCGCAACTATGGCAAATCGCTTGGTTTCACAGATCAGGAGTTATCTTCTGTCTACGATTCTAGGCACGTTGTTACATTACACAAGGCTATGATGTATGACAAGCTTCAAAAGTCAAAACCTGCTGTAACGAAGAAAGTTTCTGAAGCACCAAAGATGCTAAAGGCTGGATCGTCTACAAGTAGTAACAACACAGAAACAATTAAAAAACAAAAGGTTCAGTTGCGTAACAGCGGACATGTCCGTGATGCAGCTGCTTTATTTGAACAATTTTTAGAATAGAAAGAAGAATAAAACATGGCAACATATCAAACCTATACCGCTATAGGTCAACGTGAAGATTTAACAGACGTTATCTATAACATTTCTCCAACAGAAACACCATTTATGTCATCAGTTGGCAAAACTAAAGCTACTGGCGTTCTTCATGAATGGCAAACAGACAGCCTAGCAGCTGTTAATGGTTCTAATGCTGCAGTTGAAGGTGCAACAGCATCTGATGCAACATTATCACCAACAACACGAGTTGGTAACCGTACACAAATATCACAAAAAACTGTGAAGATTGCTGGTACTCTTGAAGCAGTAAACAAAGCTGGTCGTAAATCTGAAAAGGCTTACCAATTAGCTAAAGCTTCTGCTGAAATCAAACGTGACATGGAATACATCCTTTTAAGCAACCAATTAAATGCAGCTGGTAACGCTACAACTGCTCGTACATTAGGTGGCTTACAAGCATGGTTATCTTCAAACAAATCTTTAGGTACTAACGGTACTGCAGGTTCTGGTGGTACTACAGCTCGTGTATCTGGTACAGATCGTACATTTGAAGAGTCACAACTTAAATCAGTTGTTAAGTCATGCTTCAGCAACGGTGGTAATCCTAAAGTGTTAATGGTAACACCTACACAAAAACAAGTAGTTTCTGGTTTTGCTGGTGTTGCTGCTCAACGTTTCATGGCTCCTGCTAACAAACCAACAACAATCATTGGTGCTGCTGATGTTTATTTATCAGACTTCGGTACAATTTCTGTTGTTCCTAACCGTTTCATTCCAGCAGATTCTGGTGACAGCGGTGAAGTAGCATTTGTTCTTGACCCAGAGTACGCAGCAGTTGCTTACTTACGTCCATTTGCTACAAACGAATTAGCAAAAACTGGTGACGCTGATGTAACTCAACTTTTAGTAGAATACACACTAGAAGTTAAGAACGAAGCTGCTCACGGTATTATTGCTGACTTGGCAGAGTAGTAAAGGTTTAATGGAACTTACTCCATTATTGAATGCAGAGGTTGTAGGTCATGCCTACACCTCTGTTATTCTTTTTATTGTGACATTTTAATATGACAAAACCAAATACATTTAGAACGGCTGTAGCACACGATACAGATCAAGGTTTAGTGATTGAAACTAGACAAGACATCAGCGATATTTTAGAAGCAAATTTAGCTGAACGTAATTCAAAAGACAAGCATACACGTTGGGGTGAAGACGTATTCGATAATAAGATTGCATCTATTCCACTTACTGTGATTGATGACCTTAACAAAAAAGGTGTTATGCGTGGCTTTCATATTTTAGATAATAAACGCTTCAAAGAATTCTTAAACAATCCAGATAACAAAGTATTTAGAACACGAGAAGGTAGAGTGTAATGGCTTTTACATCATATACAACATTAAAAAGCACGATAGCAGACTATCTTGCTCGTAGTGATCTAACATCACAAATACCAGATTTTATTACTTTAGCTGAAAATAGATTAAGACGTGATCTTCGTATCCGTCAAATGCTAAAAGTAGTTACAACAACAATGACTGCAGGTGATAGCACAGTTGCATTACCTAGCGATTTTTTAGCTATGCGTGGATTATATTTAGCAACTAATCCAGTAGCTACAGTAGAGTATTTAAGTATACCTAGTTTTTATACTAACGGTAGAATTACAGAATCTGGTCAACCTACAAAATATACATCTTTAGGTGCTGAATTACAATTTGCACCTATACCAGATAGTGCATATACACTTAACATGATTTATTATGCAGCACCATCATATTTAAGTTCAGAAGTTTCATCCAATGTATTTTTAGCTAATTGCCCAGATTTATTATTATATGGTGCTTTAGGTGAAGCTGAACCATATTTAATGAACGATGCAAGATTACAAACATGGGCTTCTTTATATGATAGAGGTCTTAATTCATTAACATCTTCAGATGATTCTAGTGAGTATACTGGCAATCTATCTATCACAACAGCATAGGAGCAAAACATGGCAGAAATGAGTAATTATTTAGAGAATGCACTTATCAATGCAACTCTACGAAACACATCATATACATCACCATCAACAGTTTATGTAGCATTATTTACATCTGATCCAACAGATGCAGGTTCTGGTACAGAACTATCTGGCAATGGATATACAAGAGAAGCAGCTACATTTGGTGCACCATCTAACGGTGCTTCAGTAACAACTGCAGATATTACTTTTGACCAAGCAACTGGTTCATGGGGAACAGTATCACACATTGGTATTTATGATGCTTTAACATCTGGTAACTTACTTTACCATACACCATTAACAACATCTAAAACTATTGATACAGGCGATATTTTTAAAATAGCTTCAGGTAGCCTATCTGTAACATTAGCTTAAGGTAGATTATGCCAACACCAATGACGCTAGAAGAGCTAGACGTTTATGGTAGCTTGGAAAATGTACCATATAGTTTAGATAATACATTTTACGATAACGGAACTAGAGTTTGTGGATCATGGACTCTAGATCAGTTAGATGTTTTTGGAAGTATAGATAGTTTAGCAATATCACTAGATGACCCAATATGGGAATCTGGTGCTTGTATTAATTTAGCTGATGCAGTCATTACATCAAATGCAGACGTAACAGCAGAAGCAAATAGATTAAGAACAGGTGAAGCAAGTATTACAGGCGATGCTACAGTAGTATCTAGTGCTATAAGAGTAGCTACTGGAGATGCTGTTATTACAGGAAATGCTCAAGTAGAAGCTGATCCTACGAGAATTACATTTGCTAGTGGAAGCATTTTAAGCGATGCTATAGTGTCTGCTTCTGCGGTAAGGGTGTTAGTAGGTAATGGTGAAATAAATGCGTTAGCAAGCGTTTCTGCAAGTCCTATAGCTATTTATGAGTCATCTGCAGACATTACTTCTTCAGCAACTGTAACAAGTGAAGGTATTCGTTATAGACTCTCTGATGGAGCAATCACAGCTAATGCTCAAGTAGAGTCAGAAGCTATTAGAGTAAGAACATCTACAGCAGATATTATTGGTACTGCATCTGTTACTGCATTAGGTGGTATGACTTATTCTGGATTTGCTGATGTAGAAGTAATAGCTACTACAGTATGTGACGCAAGAGCAATTTGGTATGGAATTGGTAGTATTTCAGCTAACGCAACAGTTGTTGCAGCAGCTAATAGGCTAGGTGAAGAATGGAATAACGTACCTAGTGGTTCAGAAACATGGTCAAATGTTTCAGCAGGAAGTAATACTTGGAATAATGTTAGTGTAGGTTCAAATACATGGACAGACATTGCAACAGGAAGTAATACTTGGAATAACGTTTCATCTAGCAGTAATACATGGGTTTAATTTAAGGAACAATTATGGCAAAGACAAAAATTTCAGAATATTCATCAACCAGTGCTGGTGCTAATCTAAACACCGACATTGCAAATATTAATATTGATGAGGGTTGTGCACCTTCAGGTATTAATAATGCTATTCGCACATTGATGGCACAAGTTAAAGACTTGCAATCAGGTGCAAGTGGTGACACTATACCTATTGCAGCTGGTGGTACAGGTGCAGCAAATGCTACTACAGCTAGATCAAATTTAGGTCTTGCTATCGGTACAGACGTACAAGCATATAATGCTAACTATGTAGCATCTAATGCAAACAATTCATATACAGGCAAACAAACATTTGCTGGTACATCTTCAGTATTAGCGTCTAAATTTACAAACGCTTTAGAAGGTGTAACTGTATCAGCAACAGCAGCTACAGGTACTATTAACTATGATGTAACTACACAGTCTGTGCTATACTATACAACTAATGCAAGTGCGAACTGGACTGTAAACTTTAGAGGTTCATCAGGCACATCTTTAGATACAGCAATGTCAACAGGTGAAGCTATCACAGTCGTATTCCTAGTATCACAAGGTGCTACAGCATACTATAACAACGCAGTTACAGTTGACGGTTCATCTGTTACACCTAAATATCAAGGTGGAACAGCATGGTCAAGTGGTAACGCTTCAGGTGTAGATGCTTACTCATACACAATTATTAAAACAGGTTCAGCAACATTCTCTGTATTCGCAGCTCAAACTCAATTTAAGTAGGAATTAACAATGTCATTATTGTCAAGACTAGCCGTACAAGCAGCAAGAGCTTATGGTATTCTTTCGTCCGCAGATAAAACAAAAGTAGCAGCATCTTATCTTGTTGTTGCTGGTGGTGCTGGAGGTGGATTTGATATAGCTGGTGGTGGTGGTGCAGGTGGATACCAAACGTCTACTGCAACATTATCAACTCTTAATACTTACTCTATTACAGTTGGTGCAGGCGGTGCAGGCGCTACATCTAATTCTGCTCAAGGTACAAATGGTGGAGTATCTTCTTTATCAGGCACAGGTCTAACTACTGTAACATCTACAGGTGGCGGTGGCGGTGGTACAAATAATACTAGTCTATATGCTGGAGTTTCTGGAGGTTCTGGAGGTGGTTCAACTAATGGTGCTTCTGCTGGAACAGGAACTTCTGGACAAGGTAATGCTGGCGGTGTTGGTACTACTGCTTTAAATGCTTTTTCTGGTGGTGGTGGAGGTGCTGGAGCAGTTGGTGGAGCTGGTTCTTCTTCTGGCGGAAATGGTGGTAACGGTCTTGCATCTTCTATTAGCGGTTCAAGCGTTACTTATGCAGGCGGTGGTGGAGGTGGTGCTTATACTGGAACTAGAGGTACTGGTGGTACAGGCGGTGGAGGTAATGGAGGTCCTGACTTAACAGTTGGCTCTGATGGTTCTGTTAATTTAGGTGGTGGCGGTGGTGGTGGTGGTCGTTCTAGAGCAGGAGGTGCAGGCGGTTCAGGCATAGTCATCATATCTTACACATCTGCTACACCTAAATTTGTAGGTGGCACTCTTACTACTTCAGGTGGTAATCAAATACATACATTCACATCTTCAGGCACATTAAGCCCTCTTACACCTGTAACAGCTAGTTATTTAGTTGTAGCTGGTGGTGGTTCAGGTGGAGATGCTGGAGCAGGTTTTAATGCAGGCGGCGGTGGTGCAGGCGGTTTACTTACAGGTTCAACAACTATTTATTCAGGTGCAACTTATGTAGTTACAGTTGGTGCTGGTGGCGCACCTGTAGCTAATGGTTCTAATTCAGTATTATTAGGAACAGGTCTTACTACCATAACATCTACAGGTGGTGGATATGGTGGATGGGCTAATTCTGGAAATACTGGAGGTTCTGGTGGTGGAGGTGCGGGAGCTTCTGGTGTTGGTTTATCAGGTAGTGCTGGAACAAGCGGTCAAGGTTTTGCAGGTGGAAATGGTAATGGAGGAGGTAATGGAGCAGGGGGCGGTGGAGGAGGTTCTAGTGCAGTTGGTGCTAATGCTTCTACAAATACAGGTGGTAATGGTGGTGCAGGAACTGCATCAAGTATCTCTGGAACATCAGTAAGCTACGCAGGTGGTGGTGGTGGAGCTGGTTCTAGCACAGCAGGAACTGGTCAAGCTGGTGGTGGTAATGGTTCAACTTCTGCAACTGGTTCAAGTGCTGCTCCAACTACAGGTTCAGGTGGAGGTGGTGCTTATTCAGCAGCAAATAAAGGCGGTTCAGGCGGTAGCGGAACAGTTATCATCTCATACGCTGGCTCACAAGTATTTAACGGTGGTCTAGTCACATCATCAGGTGGTAATACTATCCACACATTTACAGCTACAGGTGCTTTAACACCACTTACTAATAACCTAACAAACTCATTAAGATTTAGAAGTAGTGCAAGTGCTTTCTTATCAAGAACACCAGCTAGTGCTGGAAATAGAAAAACATGGACATGGAGTTCTTGGATAAAAAGGGGAGAACTTGCTACTAGACATGATTTTTTTTCAGCAGGCACAGCTTCAAATAATACAGACACTATGGCGATTAGATTTGATACTAGTGCAAATCTAACATTGGCTATGTGGAGTGCAGATATTTTTCAAACTACACAATTGTTTCGTGACCCTTCAGCTTGGTATCACATAGTGCTTGCTATGGACACAACACAAGCTACAGCAGCTAATAGAGTTAAATTATATATTAATGGAAATCAAGTCACTAATTTTACTTCTATTACTTATCCATCACAAAATGCAGATTTAGGAATAAATGGAAATGTTGCTCATAATATTGGTAGATTAGCATTTAGTGGCGGTGCTTTTTATTTTGACGGCTACATGGATGACATTTACTTCATTGACGGTCAAGCACTAGAACCATATTACTTCGGTAACAATGACGCTAACGGTGTATGGAAACCAATTAAATACACAGGAACATACGGAACTAACGGTTTCTACCTAACATTTGGTAACACAACATCTACCACAACATTAGGTTACGATAGTTCACCTAACGGCAATAATTGGACAACTAACAACATTAGCTTAACAGCAGGCACAACTTATGATGCTATGCTAGATGTGCCTACTAATACAAGTGCGACTGTGGCTAATTACCCAACACTTAACCCATTGTCTAATACTTCTACATTAACAGAAGCTAACTTAACTGCAACTAATATCTTACTTGCTGGCACTACAATGGCAACACCAAGCACAGGTAAATGGTATTTTGAATACACACAAACAACTTCTATCCCAAGTGGCTCATTATGGGTAGGCGTTTCATCAAATACTAATGCTTTAGCAGATAACCAATTACAAGGTTATGCTTATGCAAGTGATGGTCGTAAAGTAGCATATAACTCATATACTTCAGGTTATGGTGCAACTTGGACTAATGGTGATGTTATTGGATGTGCATTAGAC